ACTGGAAATTTATTTAGAGGATTATTTATTATATTAGATAATCTTTTATTATATTTATCATAATCTAATATTTCATAAGTTATTTTATAATCTTCCATATTAACTATCCTTTCTTTTGGATTTCTTTTTATATTTTATATAATTGTAATTAAAAATATTATTAGTTTTTATAATAAAAAACCTCTACAATAATATTATAATGATTGTAAAGGTTTAAGTAAACGATATTTATTTTTTAATCTGTAAAGACTTTTTGAAAGTTACCATTTATTTCAACACCATTTGCTTTAACTAAAAAAGCATTAGGGTCAAGATCTTTTAATTGTCTTTCTAGTCTTTGTAACTCATATTTAGATAGAACAATATAAGTTATATAGGTTTTAGAATGATTATATCCTCCAGTTGCTTCCCAATATGTTGCGTCTCGATCAATCGTATTTTTTACAAAGTCTAAAATTTTATCTGGTTTATTTTTTGTAAAGACTATTGCTGTTGAGCAGATATTTTGTTCATGTGTATTGTCTAACATCAAAGTTAAAAAGACACTATATATTATTGAGTAAATCATTGTTTCTAGACCATATAGAACTCCACATATAATATAGATGATTATATTGGAAAAAAATATAATCATCTTACTCTATTAAAAGATTTAAATAAAATAAATAAAAACAATTCTAAATTAGCACTTTTTATGTGTGATTGTGGTAATATAAAAGAAATGGTTTTTACTCAAGTTTTAAATAATGAGGTTAAAACTTGTGGATGTAAACAGGGTAATTTATCTAAGAAAAGTAAACAGAAACAGAAGTATAGTTTATTAAATTTTTATTCTTCTAAAACAACTAAAAATAATAAAACTGGCTATACACGGAATAACTAAAATAAATAATAGATATAGAGTTCGTATACACATAAATAAAAAATCAGTTCATTTGGGTTACTTTGATACTATTAATGAAGCACTAAAAATCCGTAAAGAAGCCGAAGAAAAATATTTTAAACCAATTTTAAATGAATATAATGAAATAGTTGACAATTTGTCAGAAAAATGATATATAAAATATGGATTGATTCCAATTCTTTAGTAAAACAAAACAATACAATAAAACTAGTATAAATTATTTTATGCTAGTTTTATTGTTGATTTTAATATTTTTTTATTATCGATGATTTAAATATTTAGCAGACTGAAGTTAATCAGTCTGCTTTATTATTTTACTCCACCAAGCCATTTGCAAAATCCTATCTTGTAATTATTACTTCCATCTATTTTATAACGTACCATTGCTCTATTATTAAAGATTCCAAAACAATCGCACTCTTCATATGAACTTAAACTTCCTATTACTTTGCTTAAATTCGTATCTGCATATACTATTTCTTTTGTTGAACCATTTTTATATCTTCTCACAGGTTCATCACTTCCTTTCACTTCTGGACCTGCAACAGTTGTTGTTGATTGTCCTAATTTATTCGCTACATCATTTCTGAATTTAATCCATTCGTTTTCATTTCTCACATAATAACGTGGACATTCTTTTCCTGTTACATCATAATGTCTTATAATATTATTTATAGATAAATTATATCTTTTGCAAATATCTGCACATAGTTCTACTAAGCTATTATATGTATTTTCATTAAACTTTCCATCCCAGTCTGGGTGACATGTTTCTATTCCTATACTATTTCTATTTACAGTTCTATTTCCTGCATGATATGCTATTTCATTTTCTGGAATGCATCTTATTATTTCTCCATTTAATCCAATTATATATTGTGAACTTGCATAGATATGTTTATCTTTTAAGCTTTCAAAATAGTTTCTATTTGCTATTGCTGTACTATTTGCATTTCCAACCCAGTGTACTACTATTTGTTTTACTTTTTGAAGTTTTTCTCCTGGTCTTGAGTATGGATTTATTGTTAGCAATTTTTCTTCTATATTCATTCGTTTGCCTCCCCTCTGTTGTCTTGTTCTGCTAATTCCATTGTTTCTACTATCTCCTCTTCCATGTCTATTTCTCCTTATCATTATTCAATTTTTCTTTTAATTTTTCTGGAATTTCAACTCCTAATTTAGCACAATTTTCAGCTAAACTTGATAATTCCATTAAGCATATATATATTACTGTAAAATATAATATTAGCTCTGTTCCTAATGCAAATTTTGTTAATATTCCTACAAGAACATAAACAAGCTCACCAAATTTCTTTGACAAGCCTGTTCTCATTATTGAACTTTTAAAATCTCCATTTCTCCATGCAATTACTAATCCTGTTAAAATATCTATTGTTATTAAGATCATTGGTGCTAATATAGCCCACCATATGTTTGTAAAATGTATGTTTTGTATTAATTCTTCCATAATTTTATTTCCTTTCTAACCTGTTGTTTTTGTATATTCTAATATCATTGTTAATTTTGTAACACCTGATAATCCAATATAATACTGTGGTTTACTATTTTCAACTTGTACTTTGCTTAATGTACCACCTCCAGTTGATGATGTATCAAACAAAGGTACATGCTTTGTAGATGTTTTTATAATTCCTTTTATTGAAATTATTTCGTTTAAATTAGAAATTTGTGCTAGATTTGTCCAAGTTTGATGTGCTGGATTTGCTACAGTTATTACTTTTCTATATATGTTTTTTCCATCTATCCATTTTCCTATTACCTGTTCTGATGTTGAATATGTAAATCTGTCATTAAGTATTTTCCCTTGTGCAGCACTTAATGCATTTGCAGTATTAGTCGATGTTAGTATGTTTTCTACCGTATTTTTTGTAGCTCCTGTTGCTATTCCATTCAATTTTGTTTTATCACTTGAACTCATTAAACCATTAACAGATGTTGTTGCAGTACTATATGTAGTATTTGTGTCTTTATAATATGGTATCCCACCAATAATAGGACAAGCTGTATACCCACTATTAGATGTTACTGTAGATGTGGTTTTTACTCCACCTAAAGTAGATGATGCAGTCGGTAAAACATATTTATTAGCTCCTGTCGATATTCCGTTTAATTTTGTTTTATCACTTGAGCTCATTAAACCATTAGCAGTTGTTGTTGCTTCAGTAGTAATTATTGCATCTTCTATATTATCTTGCATTATATTTAAATTTTCAGCAGATATTGGTGTCTCTTTGCTTGGTAAATTTTTAAATTCAATCTTTTGCATTTTTACCTCCTTTAATTTCTTTTTTTATTTCTTCTATATTCTGTGTTAATTTCTTATTTTCTTGTATTAACTCTTGTATTGCTTTACAACATAAACTTGTAAAAGAGTAATTATCTACGCCTTGATTATCTATACTTGTTACTTCTTTTGAATAGTTATAATCATCTCCTATTACAAATCCTATGTGTTTCTTATCTGTATCTTTTTCGCTTTTTAGGTTATATTTATATATGTCTATTTCATTTATTATATCTAGTGCATTGTCTTCCATTTTTTCAAAATTCTTTTTTTCTTGTACCAAAGATGTCTGTGTCAATTTTGGTGTTCTAATTCCAGTACTTTCAATATATGTACTATTTCCTCCATCTACATATACACTAATGCTTGGGTTTCCACCAAAAATAGCATTTTCAATATGTCCTCCATTACGATTAATTGCTATTACATTACTTGTCATATAGCTCATTGTACTTGTGTTGTTATTTTCTATAACCCTTAATACATCTGTACCACCTGTATAATTCATACTTATATTTCCACCAGTAATATTTATATCTGAACATGTTACTTTTCCATTTTTGTTTACACTAAATTTATCGCTAGAAATGACAATATTCTTACTAGTTAGATTAATTGTGTTTCCTGCTAATAGATTTAAAATGTCATTTGCAGACAAATTTATTTTATTAGCATTTATTCCGACCGTTTCAGCTGATTGATTAATTTTTGAAATAATTTCATTGTTCCCCACCTTTTTCGATACTGTACTTGTTATACTATCTGTTGTTTGTTTAATTTCAGATTTTGCTGTTGTAAGTTCACTTTTTGTTGCATATTGTTTTGATACTGAGCTTGTTATCTCATTTGCTTTTTGGCTTATTGCACTATTCATTTGTGTCGTTGTGCTGTAATCACCAAATTTACTATTTACTGTACTTGTTATATTATTAGAACTCATTGTTATAGCACTATTCATTTCTGTTTTTGTTGGATAAGTGTTTAATTTTTCATCTACACTTAATTTAATTTCATTAGATGTTTGACTTATCTCACTATTTAATTCTGCTTTTGTTGCAAATTGTGTAGTGTATATGTTCTGAGCCATTAATCTTACTTGTATATAAGCATTTGTATATCCTAATAAACTTACTGTATAATTTCCATCTGTTAGATTGATTTTTGGATAATTATATTCTACTGTAGTTTCATTTTCTAACTCATATAAATTACCATCTGTATCATATCCAACTCTTTTATTAATAACACACTTCTGTGAGTCATAATCTAATATAAATTCATCATATGTTCCATTACAATATAATAAATCATCTGGTAATATATAATCAAAATATTCATTAGTAGTTGTATTATTAAATCTTAATGTCCTTATCTTTAAAAATAGATTTGGACCAGGATATAAACTACTACTTGGATATAAATATGATATACTTTCTGTAGTTGGATATATTCTCATATAGATTGGTTCACTTTGATTTATGTTTTCTAGATTTACTGTTCCATGCAAATTCTCTGCTGATGTGGTTATATCTGCAATATCACTTATTTTAGAATTTAACTCATTTACTGTTTGTGTTATTTTACTTATTTTTTGATTTTGCTCATCTATTTCTTGTACTTTTTGTGTTATTAAATTTGTATCTCTATCAACTATAACTGCTAAGTCTTTTATTTTATCGCCATTCCCTTTTACTTGTGTTTCTTCTTGTTTCTTTGTTGCAACATCTAGATCATATCCTCCATACCAATCTCCAAAATATGTTAAATCATATCCAGCTATTGTTGGATACTTATTATTGTTTTCATCTATGAAAGTTATTATTTGCCCTGCTTTTATGTCAAAATCGATTGGACAATTGCTAGTACTGAAGCTATAAAAAGTAAATCCAGCTAGTTCATCATATATTGCTTCAACTTCACTTTCTTCTGTTATAAATACATTTTCTGAATTTAAATATACAGTGTTACCTGCTTCATTTCCAAATTCATATTTTAATGCTCCTGCTTCATATATTACTCTTGTTATTTGATGTTTTTCTCCAATTTTAAAATCTTCACAATCATCTATGCTTATTTCTTTAACAGATTGTGTATTTTGTTTTATGAAGTATAACTTTCCATCTGAACCTATTTGAGCATATCCACCGTTTAATTCTGCTATATATCCTATATATTCTCTTGCTGTTCTAGTGTTATCATACCAACTAATATTTTTATCATATCCCCTAAAATTAGCTGTTGCCAATTCTACTCCTATCTTGTTACAAATATCTTGTGCTATTTCATAAAGCGTTGCACTTCCATTTTGAAAAATAGCAGATGCATCATAGTTAAATTCTAAATCAACCATCTTGTCTGTTAGTTCGTATGTATATGTATTATCATCATTTTCTGTTATGTTATCAACTACTAATGTTGCAATTACACTTCCATTATTTTTTATAATTACATCTTGAGGTTGACTTGTTACTGCTTCTTTTACTACAGATAATGAAAATGTATTTGTTGCTGTACTTCCTAATGAAAATGTATCTTCAAATAATTCAAAGTTATTTGATAGTTCTGCATAGTAATCTGGTTCTATTAATGTTTCATCAAAATATATTTCCACTTTATCCCTCCTTTCAGGCAAAATAAAAACACCAGATTTAAAAATCTGATGCTTATTATTTTTTAATCACTTATTTATAAGTTTAAAATTAAAAGTTGATTTTTCATCAAAATATGAGTTACATGCAATTTGTAGCATTAAGTCTTTTTCATTATCAATTCTAGTGTTTATAAATTGTACAAACCCTGTCTTCGAGCCACTTTTCATTAGTTTTGCACTATCTAAATGTACGCCATTCCATACATTATAATACAATGTTGGTTGTTCTAGTTCTTCTCCATTACTATTAATTAATCGAATATGTTTTGATATATATTTTTCTTTATCACTTGTATTTGTATATGTAAGAAAAACAGCAATCCATTGTTGGTCATCAACTACTTTATAGCTATCAATGCTGTCTCCTTTTTTCTTTGTTTTATAGCTCTCCAATTTTACTGAAAATTCTCCTAAATTAACAGTATCTCCAATATAGTAAGTTTTAGAAACATCTGAAATTTTTTCATAATCTACTTTTGATGTATCTACTATATAATAAATAGCAATAAATACTATTACACAAAATATAATTGCAATTATTGTTCCTCCACTTTGTTTTTTCATATTACCACTTCTTTCTTTCATATTATAAAAAAATTATAACATTTTATCTTGTTAAAGTTTGTCGAATTTTGTATGATAATATATATTTTTAAAATTTATTGTCCATTTATCTTTTTGCTTTGTATTATATTAAAAGTTAATTCAGTCCATGTCGCTCCTGTATCTTTATTTTGTTGCATACTTATTGACACTTGGCTTACATATGCTTGACATTCCATAACTCCATTATTAGCAAAAAGAGGACTTTTTACTCTTATAAATAGTGGATAATTGTTAATCATTGACAATATTGTTTCTGCTTCACTTTCTGTTAAGTAATTAAAAGTAAAACTCCCCTTAAACCATTTCTTACTTACTATATTTCTAAGAAGATTTCCTGTTGTCACACTTCTGTATGAATTTTTGTCTAAATCTTCCCAGCTAATTTTATAAGAAGAGGGAGTCTTCATTGTTACATAATTTCCACTTGAACTTGCTTTTGCTTCCCATAACATCATACAATCACACTCCCTCCTAGCTGTCTATTTCTTGAATTAATATAATTTACTGCTGTTTTTCCTACGTCTTTAATAGTTGTGTATGGATTTACGTCAATATTCTCTATTGCTTCTATTACTCTTTCCAACAATCCATTTGTCTCTTCATTTCCATTTCTAAAATACTCTTGCGAATTAAACTTTTTAGGAATAACCGCTTCTCCTTTATGTATGTATGCTAACTGGTCTTCTGGTACATAATTTGTTCCAACATTTAGTCTAGGTACAAACCTTGGAATATTTACATATGATTGTCTTCTTATATTTACTCCTGGTACTTGATTTAAAACTGATGCTGTCCCATTTACTCCATCTACAACTCTATTTACTAAATATTCAACTGCACTAACTACAAAGTTCACTAATTTAGTTACTGCTTTTATTACATTGCTTACAAAATTATTAATTGCAGGTCCTAGTTGATTTATAAAGTCTAGTATTGATTTTAATACATCTCTTACTAAGTCTTTAGCTGTATTTAATATTCTAATAATTACATCCCCTACCGTTGATACAACTTTTGAAATACCCTCAAAAACTTTTTCAAATAATCTTCCAACAGAGTCAATTATCGGTGGCAATGTATCACCTAATGCATATATAATATTGGTAATTAACTTTCCTATTGTTTCTAATATAGATTTGATTGATGGAGCTACTTTAGTGATAAAATCTGCACAAGCCTCTAAAATTACAGGGATTGTTTTTGACATAACAATTAATAACGCACTAACTCCTGCCACTACTACAGAGAATGGAATTAAACCTGCCGTCATTGCTGGTCCTAACAATGCTATAGCTCCCATTAATATAATTAATGTTCCAAATATACTTGCCATTAACCCTGCTACCTCTCCTACTGTTAATCCACTTTTACTAAAAACATCTAATAATTTTGTTACTGTTGCAATCACTAATGAAAATCCTGCTAATATTACTGTTGCCCCTGCAATACCTTGCCAATCCATTAGATTTGTAGCTCCTGCGACTATTGTGAATGCTATTGCAAGCTCTCCTAATACCGAACCCAATAATATTGCTACATCGCTTAATGATAATCCACTATCAGAAAATACTTTTATTAATTTTGTAACTTCCTTGATTACTAGTGCTATTCCTCCTAATATCGCTATTGCTTCCGCTGCTTTACCTATGCTATTTAATAATCCTGTAAAATTACCAGAAAATCCCTTTACTGCATTAGAACTATTCTTTAATGAAGATATCATCTTTACTATCGATGAAATAATTTTGAACCCTAATAAAGCTCCTATTATTAATCCTATTCCTATTACAATTGGTTTCCAATTTTCCTTTAACCATTCTCCAAACTTTCTTATTTTTTCTGCCCAATCTGTATCTATCTCCACATCTTTAAATGAATCTGCCCATCCGCTACCTACTCCTGCATTTCCTACATCTGATGTTGTGTCAAGATTGTTTAATTCATCAAATCCTGCAAGTGTTTTACTTAATGCTTTTGCACTCTTTGTTGTTCCCCCTAGTGATTTTGATGTTGCTTTTGCTAATAAATCTACTCCTGTTAATGCTTTTATAAAAATGTTTATATATTTTACACCTTTTAATAAAACATTTACTATTCCTGAAATAATTGGCTCTAGTATAGCTCCTAAGCCTATCCAAACGGCTTGCATTTTATTTGCAAGTGCTGTATCTTGTGACATATATGCTGAACTTGCTCTACTTAATAATGAATAAATACTTCTTATACTAAATAAAGACAAAGCAAATCGCTTTATCTTTGACATTGTTTTTTCTATTCCATTTCCTAAAGAATTAAATGCATTTTTTCCTTTTGAACTACTTTCATCTTCTTTTGATATTAATCTATCATATTCATTATTCAATTTCTCTAGTTTTGCTCTTGTTTCAACTATTTCTTTTGTTGATAAGTGCATTTTGCCTGCATTTTGTAATTTTTCTTCTAATTCACTTATTTTATATTTTAATAAATCTATTTCTGCATCTTCTACATCTATATCTATATTAATTGGCTCACTTTTTACATTACCGAAATTTCTTTTTATTTTATTAATACACTCATTAAATCTATTTGTAATTGGTTCTACTTTTGATGTGCTTTCTTCAATTGTTTTAGTTATACTTTCTATATTCTTCGTATCTATTTTGGGTGTTTGTATATTTTTTATTTTAGAAAATTTTCCTAATTCTGTTCTTGCACCTTTTATCTTTACAATATAATCATCAAGTGGTTTATTATTTATTTTCATACCACTAATATCACTAGGGTCAAATACACTATCTATTTGTTTTTTAATTTGATTTATCTTTTTATCAAAACTACCTGTTATTAAGTCTAATTCTATTCCATATTTTTCATCCATCTATATATATCCTTTCTGCTTTGCCCATTTTTCTTTTAGAAAGTCTGGCATTGCTATTTTAGGTTTTGGCTTTGCTAATTCTGGATTTGCTATTTCATGGCTATCTGGATATTTAGTCATCATTTGGCACAAATTTCCTTGTTTCCACATTTTATAGCTTAATCCCTCTTTTCGTTGTTCTAAAGTCTTCTTTAATTCACTAATTGTCATGTTATACATTTGTTCATATAATAAATCAAATTTTAATAACTCATCGTAGAGAAACTCAATATATTCTGTTATTGAATATTCCTCTACTTTTGTGCGTTTTTTCTTGTCTTTACCATTTCTTCTTTTTCTTCTGCTGTCATATTATTTATTTTTTCTCTTTCTGCTCTTATTTTTTCTAAGTCTTCTTTTGAAATAACTCCAGAAATAACTAGTGTTTCATATATTATCTTATCTAGTATTGTTGCTATTGTATATCCTGCATCTACTAATTCATCATAAAAACTATATGCCATATTTCTTGTAAAGTTTTCTCCTGTTCCAGCTCTCATGTGTTGTAATAATGTAACTATTGATGTTATTGAACATTGTTGTACAAAATCAAGTAATGTACAATTATATGTTTTTTCTATCTTTTCACAATCACTTGATATCAGTCTCATATTTATTTCTTTATCATTTAATACAAATGTAAAATTTTTCATTATTTATTCCTCCTAAAATATATAAAAAAATAAGGTAACAAGTTTTATTTTCTTGCTACCTTTCATCTTGTTTTATTCATCCCCTGTTGGTATTGTTCTTACAGGCTCATCGATTGGTGTTAATGTCATTGTAAATCCCTCTAAGTCTCCTGAACTTCCACCTTTTATTGTTGTTTTAACATCACTTCTAAACGCTACTGTTATTCCAGAACCATAAGTTAATTTCCAATATGCTATTGTTCCATTATCTTCTAAGTCACTTACTAATTTTATATTTGATGTTGCTGATGGTTCTTCTAAATTAAATTCAAATTCATAACTTTGTACTGGTATTAAGCCGTTTATTGCAGTTTCAAATTTTGTATTATCTAAACAAGTTGTATCTATTGTGTTTGGTGTACCTCCAATATCTGGTATTGTTTTTAATCCTTTTATTTGTGTATATGTGCCAGCCTCTGTTGTTGAATACTCTAATTTAGTACCATTCAATGCATTATA